AGCCTTTCAACAAGAGTTCAACAAGGAGAAAACATGGCTATTTATCGTGGAATTGGTGGTGCTGGTGAGAATAACCAAGACGCCACTATTACAGCTGTAACAGAGCAAGCAGTCGCCGCTGCTGCATCAGCTACTGCGGCTTCTACAAGCGCAGGTGCTGCTTCTAGTAGTGCAACAGCCGCAGCCACATCTGCTAGTAATGCTGCTACAAGTGAAACCAATGCTGCTGCAAGTGAGACTGCCGCTGCTGCTTCTGAAACAGCCGCTGCTGCTTCTGAAAGTGCCGCAGCATCTAGCGCATCAAACGCTGCCGCATCAGAGACAGCCGCAGCCTCTAGTGCCTCAGCCGCCGCTACAAGTGCAACCGCCTCAGCCGCCTCAGCCGCTTCAATCACTGGCGCAGAAGATGCAAGTGCTGCCTCAGCCGCTGCCGCTTTAGCATCTGAGACTGCCGCTGGTATTAGTGAAACTAATGCAGCTTCTAGCGCCGCTGCCGCATCTACATCAGCTACTAACGCTTCTAATAGCGAAACTGCTGCTGCTGGTTCAGCCTCTTCTGCTTCTTCCAGCGCCTCTGCTGCTGCCAGTTCAGCATCTTCTGCTTCTTCTAGTGCCTCTGCTGCATCTACATCTGCAACAGCAGCCGCCGCAAGTGCAACAGCCGCAGGAGATTCTGAAACTGCTGCCGCAGCAAGTGAGACAGCCGCTGGCATCAGCGAGGTTAATGCTGCAACTAGCGAGACTAACGCAGCTAGTAGTGCCTCAGCAGCTTCTGCTAGTCAAAGTGCTGCTGCAACCAGTGCTACAAACGCTTCTAACAGCGCCTCAGCAGCTTCCACAAGCGAGACTAATGCCGCAGCCTCAGCTAGCGCCGCAAGCGCCTCAGAAGCCGCAGCAGCCGCTTCATTTGATGCTTTTGATGACCGCTACTTAGGTGCTAAAGCCTCTGACCCAAGCGTAGATAATGATGGTAATGCGTTGCTGACTGGTGCTCTATATTTTGACACCAGTGGAAACATTATGAAAGTGTATAGCGGCTCTTCTTGGGTTGCTGCTTACGCTACGTTGTCTGGTGCTTTGTTCGGTAGTAACAACCTGAGTGATGTCGCTAGTGTTAGCTCTTCACGTAGTAACCTTGGTTTGGGTACTGGCGATAACGTAGTATTTAATCAGGTAGAAACAACGAATGGTTTGATTGTAGGCGGTGACTTAACTGTTAACGGTACTTTGTCTACCATTAACACTGAAAACCTAGCTGTTTCGGATAACATGATTTATCTGAACGATGGTAGCACTGTTACAAACCCTGATTTAGGCTGGGCGGGTAATTATAATGATGGCACTTACGCACACGCTGGTGTCTTCCGCGATGCTACTGATGGGCAGTTTAAGTTCTACGATGGTTACACACCTGAGCCGGGCACAGAGATTAACACAGGTCATGCGTCTTTCTCACTAGCTGATGTAGCCGCAGGAACTTTCTACGGTGCTCTATCTGGTAATGCTTCAACAGCTACTGCTCTTCAAACAGCACGTACTATTGGTTTATCTGGTGATGTAACTGGTTCGACTTCTTTTGATGGTACAGGCAATGCTACCATAACAGCCACTGTTGTTGATGATAGCCACTCTCATAGTACATCGACTATTACTGGTTTAGATTCAGCATTAGCGTCTTATGCGCCTTTGGCTTCTCCTGCTTTAACAGGAACTCCAACAGTACCAACTGCTGCTGTTGATACTAATACGACACAAGCGGCTTCAACTGCTTTTGTTGTTGCTCAAATTGCTGATGACGCGCCTACCAAAACAGGTACAGGCGCTTCTGGTACTTGGGGTATTAACATCACTGGTAATGCAGCAACGTCTTCTTCGACCACTGGTAATGCGGCAACAGCTACGGCTCCGGCTAGTGGTGGTTCTTTTATTACCTCATCCAACATTGGTAGTCAGTCTGTAAATTACGCAGGTACTGCTGGTAATGCCTACACTACTGGTGGCTACAGCGTTTCAACAACCGCTGATGCCGCTAGCACTATTCCAGTGCGGGATGTTAATGGTTATCTAAACCTTGGGTGGATAAACACAACTTCTGGTGATGCTGGTACAAACACTCTTGACAGAGTGTACGCTGGTGGAAGTGATGGTTACATTCGCTACTACACAGCAGCAAACTTTAGAACGGTTTTAGACGTTCCAACAAAGGGCGGTTCAGGAGCAAGTGGTACTTGGGGTATCAGTATCACAGGAAACGCCGCTACGGCTACTACAGCTACTACAGCCACCTCAGCTACAAATGCAACTAACGCTAGCTATGCTACAACAGCAGGTAACGGCGGTGTCACAAGCGTAAACGGTCAGACAGGAGCGGTTACAGTGGCTGGACTTCCAGCAGGAGCCATTGCTAGCTTTGCTATGTCAAGCGCACCTTCCGGCTGGTTAAAAGCCAACGGAGCTGCGGTTTCTCGTTCTACTTACTCTGATTTGTTTGCCGCTATTGGTACGACATACGGTTCTGGTGATGGCTCTTCTACCTTTAACCTACCTGACTTACGTGGTGAATTCCTGCGTGGTTGGGATGACGGTAGAGGCGTAGATAGCGGTCGTGGTTTTGGTAGTTTCCAAAGCCACGCCTATGGTTCTCACAACCACAACTTTAGGGTTTACGATTACGGTGGTGGTGGATACCAAAACGTTTTCGGTTACCCGCAAGCAATTACAAACGGTGGTGACCGTGCCGCTCGTGGTTCTTATAACGCCGAGAAAGACCACCTTGTCCAATATAGTGGTGGTTCAGAAACACGCCCACGTAACGTAGCTTTGCTCGTTTGTATTAAAACCTAAAGAGAAACAAATGGAAAACCTAAACCCAGTAGAGTATGGGAAACTATTGGCTAAGGTGGAGGGGTTAGAAGCTAAGGTGAACAGTATGGATGCTGACATCAAAACACTTCTAGCCCTAGCCAACCAAAGCAAAGGTGGTTTCTGGATGGGGATGACCATAGCATCTATTGTTGGTGGCATCCTCGCTTGGTTAGCACAACATTGGATGAAATGACATGATAGACCCTGTAAGCGCGTTTGCCTTAGCGACTGGCGCATTCAATATGATTAAGAAGGCTGTTCAGGCTGGAAGAGAGATTGAAGATTGCGTTGGCTACTTCGGTAAGTTCTTTCAGGGTGTTAGCGACATTAACAAAGCAGAGGAAGAGGCTAAGAACCCTCCTCTGTTTCGTAAGCTGCTCAGTGGAGGTTCTGTAGAGGAGGAGGCTTTTCAGGCTGTAGTTCATAGGCAGAAGATTCAGCAGATGGAGAATGAGCTACGAGAGCTTATAACCTATCGCTACGGTGTGGAGACATACAGGGAGATGCTCCGGATGCGTAGGCAGATACGGGAACAACGAGAAAAGACAATTTATAAACAGGCTCAGAGGCGTAAAGCTATCCTGTGGAACTCACTTGCCATTGGTATTGTATCAGCCGGAATAGGCGTTATCTGGTGGCTCATTGTTTTAATGATTGATATGAAGGGTAGTTAGTATGACAGAGTACGAAAAAGCAATTATGGAGTTAAAAAATACTCTGGGTTCTGAAAGTATGTGGAATGTACCTCTTCCAGCTCTTATGTCACCAGAAGAAGAAGCTGCATATCGACTTAATAACTTTATGAAGCAAGAAGAAATTCGTAAGCGTATCGAAGAGGAAGAAGCGGCTAAAAGAGCTGCTGAGTTAGAAGCTGCTAAGTCGGGGTTATTTGGAACGATGCCTGAAGGCGGTGGTGTTGATGGTGGTCGTAATTACTATGTAGAGCGAGAGGCTCAGTTACGCGCGGCTAATTTACCAGAAGATGAGGTTCAATCAATTTTAAGTAAAGAACAGGAAGCAAATAATTCTCGTTTAGCTGCTGCTTTAACTTTGTTTGGTAATGCTATTATGCCCGGAGCGGCTATTCTAGGTTTATCTAAATATGGACCAACAGGTTATATAGATTATCTACAAGGTAATACTCGTGTGATGATGGGGGATACTTCTGGTTATCAAAGTCCATTCACACCTAAAGCTGCTGGTATAGCTGCTCCTGTAGTTAGTGGTCAGAGAAACTATAATACTCTTTCCCCTAGTGCACAAATGGCTAGAGACATATTAGCACGAGAAGCTCAAAACAGAGCGATGGAGCAAGTATATAGAGGTAACACTGGTTTCAGGGACAATGGAACTTATTTTTCTTCTTATGGAACTACTACTGATTCTGGAAGTATTTCAGACGCAGCAGCGGCTGGTTTAGATGCTGCCCGTGGTTCTTTTGGTTATGGCTCTAATGCTGACTATTTCGGTGATTAAATGAAACACTCTATTGGTAAATCACTAGCAGCGGGGACAGCACAGGAAATCTTCACTGTACCAAATGGTTATCATGCCATTGTCTCTATGGTTTTTATAACAAACACGGCAGGGAGCACTGGTTCCTATGACATGAGTTGGAATCACGCTCACGATGTTGGTCATGTTATTCGGTTCGCTTATGGTAAATCTTTAAGTAGTGGTGCTTCAGACCAGTTTTCTAATGGGGAATTGGTTATGAAAGCAGGGGATAAAATGACAATTACAAATACAGTGAATGTGGATGTTATTGTTACATTCGACCTAATCCAAGCAATGCCATTATATGCTTTTGCTGGTGAATAACACTTGACAAAACAAGAAATTTGTGGTATAATAGCAACAAAGGAATAAATAAATGACATACTTAGAACTTGTCAATGCTGTAATGCGTAGGCTACGAGAGAGTGAGGTTTCCACTGTGCAGGGAACTGGTAACTCTAATAGTTACGCTCGTCTTATTGGTGACTTCGTTAATGAGTCAAAGGCTCAGGTAGAAAATGCTTGGGATTGGAGTAGTCTACGTACTACTTTAGCTATTAACACCACGCCTAATGTCTTTAACTATGAGCTAAATGGCACTCAGAATAACTTCAAAATTTTAGACGCTTGGAACGATACCAGCAACATTGAATTGCAGATGAAGTCAGCTAGTTGGTTTAATAACGAGTTACTTATGGCTCCTCCTCAGACAGGTATACCAGCTTTCTATAACTTTAACGGTGTTAGTTCAGACGGTGATGCTCAAGTAGATATTTACCCAATCCCTGACGCTGTTTATAGTATTCTTTTTAACGTTAGTCTTCGTAACATCGTACTTACTGCTGACTCTGATGAAATAAGCATCCCTAGCCGCCCTGTTATCCTTTTAGCCACAGCAATGGCAATCGAGGAACGTGGTGAAGATGGCGGTCAACAAAGTATGAACGCCTACGCTGCTGCTCAGTCGGCATTAGCGGATGAGATTGCTTTTGACGCTGCCCGTCATCCAGAGGACACTATTTGGTATAGCGTATGAAAAAATTACAAACACTCTCAGTAGTCTCTCCCGGATTCTTTGGGCTTAACACCCAAGAGAGTGGTATCACTTTGTCACCCAACTTTGCTCAGCTTACAGACAATGTGGTGATTGATAAGTATGGTCGGCTAGGGTCTCGTAAGGGATGGCAGATGCGTACTGATTCAGGTGTTACCCAGTTGGCAGGGGCTACCATTGACTTCTTGATGGAGCATATTAACGCTGACAATACTGCTGTCACCATCTCTGGTGGAAATAGTTTGTTGTTCAAGAATGGAGCTGATGGCGGTACCCTAACAGATATAACCCCTGCTCTGTACACAGTTAATGCTAATAATTGGAAGGGTGCTTCTCTGTATGACCATGCTATGATTGTACAAGAAAGCCACGAGCCTATCATCTACACTGAAAGTGCTTCCCCTGCTGCTCAGACAATAACTGACTACACGGGTGTTACTCAGAGTTATGGCTCTAGCTTCCCTCGTGATGTTATGGCTGCGTATGGTCGCTTCTGGGCACATGACGGGTCTACAGTTTATTGGAGTACAGACATTGCAGACGTTACGTTTCCTGCGTTCAATGGGGGCACTAGCGGTACATTAAACATATCCTCTGTTTTACCCAACAACGTAGATACAATTGTAGCACTAGCGGCTCACAACGGGTTCCTAATAATCTTCTGTGAAAGAAACATTGTTATTTATGGTGGAGCTGAAAACCCTATTGGTAACTTTGCTCTGTCAGATATTATTGCTGGTGTTGGTTGTATCGCTCGTGACAGTGTGCAGAATACTGGTAATGATTTAATCTTCTTATCAGACACTGGTGTCCGAAGTCTAGGTCGTGTTATTCAAGAGAAGTCTTTGCCTATGCGAGACTTAACAAAGAATGTACGCGATGATTTGATTAGAGACATTAACCAAGAGAGGTCTAACGTAGGTAATTTAAATGGTGTTAAAACTGTTTACTCAGAGATTAACGCCTTCTACCTTCTCTCCTTCCCGTCGACTGAAACTGTTTACTGTTTGGATATGAGGCAACCACTAGAGGATGGCTCTGCTCGTGTTACTGTCTGGTATTCATACCCTGCCACTGCTATGTTGCGTAGACGAGACAGAGAGGTTATGATTGGTAAGGTAAACGGAATTGGTCGGTATTTTGGATATAACGACAATGGCTCCTCTTATCGCTTGCGTTACTTCTCTCACTACCTTGACATGGGTGCTCCAACGACTAATAAGATGTTGAAGCAAATTAGTGCTACGGTTATTGGAGGAAGTAACCAATCGTTTGTTATTAAGACTAACTTTGATTATCAGGAAGCTCCTCGTTCATACCCGTACACAATTGTAACAGGTAACGTAGCAGAGTATGGTGTTGATGAATATAGTGTTGCAGAGTTTTCAGTCGGTATTGTCCTCGATTCTATTAAGAGTAGTGTCGGCGGTAGTGGTAATACTATTCAGATTGGTTTCGAAGCTGATGTAAATGGCAGTGAGTTGTCAGTACAAAAGATTGATATGTTTGTTAAAACAGGAAGGATGAGTTAATGGCTAACTATTTAAAAGCTACGGACTTCGCAGCTAAAGATGCCCTACTCTCAGGTGACCCGAATAAGATTGTTAAGGGTACAGAGATTGATGATGAGTTTGATGCAATTCAGACAGCCGTAAACAGTAAAGCTAACAGTGCTTCTCCTGCTTTAACGGGTACACCAACATCTCCTACGGCTACTTTTGGAACTAATACAACACAGATAGCAACCACAGCTTTTGTGCAAGCTGCCATTAGTGCTGCCTATCCAGTGGGTTCTATTTACATCAGCACTATTGCTACTAACCCCGCTACAACCTTTGGTTTTGGTACATGGGAAGAGTTTGGTGCTGGTAAGGTTTTGGTTGGTCAAGACACTGGCGACACTGCGTTTGATACGCTAGAGGAAACTGGTGGTTCTAAAGACGCTGCTATTGTTGAACACACGCACACAATAGATGACCCCGGGCACGTACATAACTTCCGAGTTTACGAAGGTCAATCACCTCAGTTTCAAAACCAAATGGGTTATTTTGAGAGTGTTACAAATGGCGGTGACCGTCTTGTAACCGCTAACTATAACACAGATGCTACTGGCTTAGTGTTAGAGTCTACTACAGGTATAACAGTTGATTCAACAGGTTCGTCTGGCACTAACGCCAATTTACAACCTTATGTGGTTGTTAAAATGTGGAAACGTACAGCTTAAGGAATTAAAATGGATATTTTTTCAACCCTACTTCCCATTGGAGCTGGTCTTTTAGCAGGCAGTCAAGCCCAATCAGCGGCTCGTGAATCGGCTCAAGCTCAGATTGAAGCGGCTAAGATTGCGGCTGAGGCAGCTAAGTTTAAGCCATATTCAATCTCGACTGGTTTTGGTACTAGCTTCTTTGATGAGAATAAACAAGAGGCTGGTTATACCCTTGACCCAACCCTTCAAAAATTCCGCAACGCTATGTATGGCGGTGCTGGTGAGTTTATGGGACAGATTCAAACTGACCCAACCAAAGCTGCTCAGCAATACTACCAGCAACAGCAAGGTATTCTAGCCCCTCAACGACAGGCTGAAGACATTGCCCTACGACAGCAACAACTACAAAGTGGTCGCATTGGGTTAGGTCTTTCTGGCGCAGCAATGGGAGCTGGTGGCGGTACAGGGTATGTTAACCCAGAACAGTATCAGCGTGACCTAGCTCGTTCGATGGCAGACCAGCAACTAGCTGCTCAGTCAACACAGCTTGCACAGGCTGACATTGACCGCGCTATTGCTCGTGGTACTGGTTTGTTGCAGAGTGGTATGGGCATTGAGCAAATGGGGTTACAACCTCTACAGATTGGCGCTGATATTGGTAACCGAGTCGCTACCGCTGGTGCTAACCAAGGGCAAATGCTTTTGGCTGGTGCTCAAGGAGCTGCTAATGCTAACCTTGCTGGTGGCTTGGGTATGGCTAATATGCTGCTCAGTGGTGCTCAAGGGGCTATGGGAATGTGGAGTCGACCACAGAAAGCATTAGGGGAGTCATAATGGCAACAATTAAGAACGTAGGATTATTCAACTTTAAAACTCCTGCTCAGCGTCAACAAGAGTATTTGGCTGGGTTAATGGTTTCCCCTTCACAAATGGGGCAACAGAGTTTGTTGCAACAGATTGCTTCTATTGGTACTAATGCTGGAGCCTTGATTGGTTACGGTGCTGGACGTATGTTTGGCGGTAAGTTGCCGGGTGAAGCAGAGCAAGAGACTTTACAGGCTATTAGTGCTGATGTACAGAAGCTAGATTTACCTGAAGCAGAAAAATATCGGGAGATGGCTAAGAGAGCTTCAGTGGCTGGTTTCGAGGATATTGCTGTTAAACTCTCTGATAAAGCCGGAGAGATTGAACTAGCCAACTTGAAAAAGACGGAATTAGAAGAAGGTATCATAGACAAAAGGCTTTCTAATTACTTTAACAGAGCCACTTTGTTACCTCGTGTACAGCAAACGTTCGTAGCTTTACAAAAAGCTGAAGAAGACGTAAAAGCTGCTAAACAAGCGTATGCTCAAGCTGATAAAATGAATCCGCTAGCTTTGAAACAAGCAGCAGCAACCTTAGCTAACACGGAACAAACTTACCAAAGGGTTGCGGCAGAGATGGAGCAATTTAAGAAGCTATCTCCTACAGTTGTTGAAAAAGCTGAAATAGACTTAAAAATTGCACAACAAGGGTATAAACAAAATGAGGTTATGAATCCTCTAGCTGCCGCTAAAGAAAAATTAGCGATAGCACTTTCTCAACAAACGTATGCTCAGAATGCCAAAATGAATCCGGCACTGTTAGCTAAAGCACAAGCTGACGTTGAAACGGCTCAATTGAATGTTAATAAAGAAATTAAGAAACAAGCCCTTCAAGATATACTGTCGGTAAGCCCTGCTGGTTCAGACGCATACAATTTTGCTTTACAGCAATTGGCAGCCATTGACTCTCCAACTTCTTTGATGCCGACAAAACCGGGTGAAGAAGCTGAGAGGTATGCAGCAGCAGACTTTGGTAAGCCTTATTCTCAACTAGATAAGGAACAAAAACTTCAGGTTAATAACAAAATTGAAGCCCAGAAGATTGCACGGGCGGCAGCAACAGGCTCAGGTAATGCTAAAGTTACCGAGGTAGGCTCAGCTCTTGAAAGAATTAGGATAGAAACTCAAAGTAGTAGAGACCTCATAGACGCCGCTGATGATGGTCTTCGTAATTTGTCTTTGGGTATTGGTGCTGCTGATGCACAAGTTGATAGAGCATTGACCATGATGAATAAAGATAACTCCACATCTATGGCTGAGGTTCAATCAGTAGCCAACCGGAATGGATTTGTCGGTTCTATTGCTAATGCGATTGAGGGTATAGCGACAGGTAAAATGTCAGCAATATCTAGGCGTGATAAGCGTATTCTTTTGGAAGCATATAGAGAAGCGTATGTAAATAAAATAAACAAACAGCTCGACTATCTAAAGGGTGCTTATCAGAGCACTACTTTCTCCAAAGAACAAGTTGAACTACTCATCGAACCTCGTCGTCCTAAGTCTACAATTCAATTTAAAGTAGAAACTTACTCAAAATTCCCTTATGAGCCTAATAAGTATGATTATAAGTTTGAGGATGGTAAGGTGTTCAGGGCTCCAAAATAAAGGAAAATAAGATGGCTGAAAGACAATGGGAAGACATCACATCGACAGAGCAACCTGCCGACCCAGATACACAATTGGTATGGGAAGATATAACATCCTCTAGGGACAGTGATTTCAGTACCACAGAGTATCTTATGCAACGTTTCCTGAATCCGACAGCTTCTGCTGGTGCTGGAGCTGCTCAGCCGGGTTCGTTGACAGGTTTCCTACCACTAGAAGGGAGAGCTTTAGAGACTCAGGCTGAGATGCCTCGTGTTACTGGTGCTGACATCTACAAACTTACTACTGGGCGTGAGCCTCAACAAGCTCGTGATAGTTTTACCCAGATGGTAGGGGGTGGTGTGGAAGCTCTAGGTGACCCATTAACTTACTTGTTGCCCGGCATGACACTACCTACCAAAATGGGTGTAGGTGGGTTAACAGGTACAGGGGCTGAGTTTGGTGGTATTATCGGTGAACAAGTTGCAGGAACACCGGGTCAAATTGTTGGTGCTTTAGGTACTGGTGTTCTTGTAGGTACTAAAGCCCCTGCGATTGGTCTGGGTCTAAAAGCTGCTGGTAGTGGTGTAGCTCAAACATATAACAAATTTAAAGCAGTTAGAGCTGACCCTGAAGCTGCTGAAAGTGCTTTTGCGGCTGGTAACATTCAAACTTTTCTTGAGAAGGCTGCGGCTAACCAAGGTGGTGCAGATAACTTCAACGAAGTGATGGATGCTTTTAATGAGGCGTCCCAGTTTGTCCGAGGAGCTGACACCCCTTTGTTAATCTCTATGGCTGAGAACCCTACAGTTCGTTCTGCTGTCGAGAATCTAATCAAGACAGATAGGACAGGCGATGTACGCGCTCAGTTTAACAAAGAGTTGGATGCTGTAGCTGCTGCTATCGAAGCTAAGGCAGATAAAATCTTTGGTGCTCGATACAAGCCATTTGACGAAGGCACTCAAGGGATGCACCCTAGTGTTATCAAACAAATGGAGAGCGACCGAGCAGCATCAGAAGCTCTACAGAAAGCCATTGATAAACTTGTAGACCCCTTTGCACAAGTATCCAGTAAAACTGACTTAGGTGTGCAAATTCAGCGTCTGGTAGAAGGTAACATGGCTCGTGTACGTGCCGAAATGAAACCTCAATACTCAGGGCTTATGGCGCAAGCTAAACGAGCAGGAGCTGTGTTACCAGAAACGGGTGTACGCGACATCTACAACTTTGTTAGGAATAACCAACTTACAGATATTTTTGGTGTAGGTACTAAAGTTGATAACCTCATTGTTAAAAACTTTGCGCCTCGTGACGGTGAATTTTTCCCTGTTCCTTTCTCTGCTGTAGAGAGTTTGAAGAAGCGGATTAACGAACTACAACGTGGTAGCCTTAGCCCAACAGAAGAACGTAAGTTGAAGCAGTTGGAGGAGGTTGTAGACCAAGCTCGTACACAGATTAAGGGTAACTTTAGTCAACGTCTAGCTGCTCTGGACATGGAGTATTACACTCGTATTGGTATCCCTCTCAGCGCGGAAGGCATAAAGGACATTAACAGTGCTAAGTATGCCGCTCAAGTAGCTCCGATTATCCTTAAGAACAAAGAGTCACTAACAGATTTCCTAAATGTAGGTGGCTCTCAAGGTATGGTTATTGCTGAGAACGCAATGATTTCAAAAGCCTTTGATAAGGTTATTAAGAATGAGGGTGTTAGTCCCAAAGCTATCGAGGCTTTCATGCGTCAGAATCGAGAAGTGCTAGACCAACTCCCTAACGCTAAGAAGTTTTTAACAGACGCAATGCTGGACAGTCAATCCTTGATAAAGCGTAAAAATCAAATTGACTTACGCGCTCAAGACGCTGAAAAAAGAATTGCTGATAACTACTTACTAACATCAGGGATTCCAGACTATAACATCTTAACCCGTAACTTCTTTGCTAATAGTAAGTTACGTGGGAAGATTCTTGCGGATTTAAAAGATGTATCACCTGAAACAGCTCGTGTTGCTCGTAGTAATATGCAGCGAGAGTTAGTCGAGATGCTCAGGAACCAAGGCGGCAGCGGTGTAGACTTCTTGTTAAACCCACAGAACAAAGAAGCATTAGATGCTTTGTTAGGGAAGGATGCACAAGAGTCGATGCTTAAGATTATGCGCTTAAGTGACAGCCTAGCTAAAGCTGATATTTCCGGTATTCGTCCTGAACTTGGTAAGGAGAATATGGATGCGGTGGGAAGGATGACTGGCGGTGCTCTTAACTTTCCTCGCATTGTTTCTCAAGTACGTGACCGAATCGCTTCCACTGTTCAGAAAGTTGTTAGGCTTGGCTCACGATGGAATGAAGTAAGGGCACAGCAGAAGTTTGACGAAGCCCTAATAAAGACTTTGTTACATCCTGAAGCTCATGCTGCTATTAAAAAGATGAAGGGATTAGATTTGTCTTATCAAAATCCAGTCCAATTGAAAGAAGTTGTAGATATGTTTTCAGCTTCTCTACCAGCTAGTGTTTATTTTAGCACTATTGGTATGGATGAAAACGAAGCTCAATAA